CTATCCCAGTAGCCGCGGGCGTTCGAGCTTGCTCAGCAGCGCCGGCCGGAGCGCCGCCGCATCCAGATCGATGGTATTGATCAGACCGGTGATGTCGGCCTGGGACAGGGATATGCGACATGGCAGACCAGTCAGCAGTAGCGACTCACCGGCTGTCTCGTCTATCAGCATCACACGAATCGTCGAAGGTGAGTCCATTCGCGCACTGAACACCAGCGGCGCGTAGTACTGCTGCACCATCGCGAAGGCTTCCGGTTGCCTGAAGCGTTTCATGAAAGACAACTCCATTTGTCAGGCGGCGGATTCTAGCAGCAGCTGGCGCATCGCCACTGACGGCAAATGCCAACTCTTCCACAGGCCGGAATTGAGCCCGGACAAGTCAGCTGCTCAGACGGGTTCATGACAAATCGATGCGGCCGGATCAGGACAGGGCGTCGCCGACGGCGTCAGCCAGAGAGAAACAGAACGATCAGCGAGGGCTTGAACTCACGGGTACGCGTCTACACGGTACGCGCCAATGGGAACAATATGGGAACACTCACACCCGCTTTTCCATACCGCAGAAACGCTGAAGGCCCCGGAATACGGGGCCTTCAGGATTGCAGATGGCGGAAGCGCAGAGATTCGAAATCATCGCACGGTCGCCTTGGGCCGTTGATTTCAAAGGAGTTTTCTCCCGGCGCTCGGCCAATGGGACCATTTTGGGACCATCCGTGGTCCCGGCACATACGAAAAAGCCCCGGAAACCGGGGCTTTGGGCCGTTTGGGAGCGGGACCGGCTACAGTTTGAGCTGTCGCTCGATAAGGCTGGTCATGTCGGCCGCGTCGTTGCTGATCCACTTGCCGTAGTGCTTGTGGATCATCGCTGTGGATGTATGGCCCATATGCTCGGCAATCCAATCCAGCGGCACCACGCCGCTGGTGAGCATTTGGCTGGCGAACGTGTGGCGGCAGTTGTTTGGTCCACGGTGGCGCACGCCCGCTGCCTTCAGGTGAGCGTTCCACCACCCGTTGCGCATGTTGTCCGAGGTTGAATACGCCTGATTGGTGTGCGAGTTATGGAAAACGAAACGCAGATGCTGCTTGCGCACCGTCCGGTTATCCCGATCGGTGATCTCAATCTCAACCTTCGGCAGCTTCTCGGTTCGCTCGGCCTGCTCGCGCAGTGCCTCCAGGGCGGGCTTCAGCAGCTTAACCTTGCGCGTCGATCGGCGCGTCTTCGTTACCTTGTAGGCGCTGCGCACTCGAGCCCGGCGGAACGTCACCTCTCCCTTCGCCAGGTCGACATCCTCCCAGGCCAACGCGATCGCCTCACTCACACGCGGGCCGGTCCAGATCATGAACTTGACCAAGGCCAGCTCCTGCTCGCGCCCTGGTGATGGCGTACCCAGAATGGCGTCGATCTCCTTGCGCTCGAACGGGTCCGGATCTTCATCATCCGGCAAGCGGATCACGATGCCCTCCGTTGGGTCAAACGCCACCTGGTTCGTGGTGCGATACAGCTGATAGATCTGCCGAACGATCCCAACGATCTCGCGCACCGTCTTGTTGTGCAGCTTCGGCATCAGCACTTTTTGGACCCACCGCTGCATCTCCACAAAGCTGATGTCCTCGGCCTGGCGCTCGCCCCACTGTCCCCTGATATGGCAGCTGATCTTGCTTTCGTGGCCATCCATCGAGGACTTGGCCAGTTCGTTGCGTTTGATGTCCAGCCACAGATCAATCCAGTGGCCGAAGGTGCCCTCCTTCACCCGTGCCGAGTCCGGGAAGTACCGCGCGTAGCTGAACGTCCCGGCCTGAATTTCGTGCTTGATGATCGCCACCAGCCGCGCTGCCTTCTCAAGGTTGCCCGGCGTCGGCGGGCCGGGAAAAGGCTCCTTACAGCGTTTGCCCTGCCACCGAAAGTCCACGCGCACGGAGTTCCCGCGCACCTCAACTCCATCTGCCATATGCGTCCCCACGCGAAACCCAGCGGGCACGGTACCGGTGCCGCACCCGCAGCAATAGAGAAAGGCCCGTTGTCGGGCCTCGAATTGGTTGGTGTGATTTCTAGGTCAGCTGGTCACCCGGACTGGCTATCGGCCATGCGGTACTGCCAGTGGTATCCACCATCGCCGTGGCTGACGTGCTCAACCTGGATGCCGTGCTGCTCGCCCTGCCACTTGGCCAGCGAGGCGTGCACCCAGCGGCCGAGGACGTGCTTCCAGTCTGCCGGTAGCAGAGCCTTCACCTCGGAGTCAGTTATCACCGACGCCTGCTTGCGTTTGATCGTCAGGGCGATGACCTCGACGAACTGCGCGGACTGCGCCAGCGCAGAGCGCGCGCTGTCCTCACCGCTCAGCCCGGGATATGGCCAGCGATGGGCGACGAGCGCAGGCGCCGGCGGGAAGCAAGCAACCGAAGCCACGTTCGCGGGCGAGAAAAGATCGCACTGCGCACTGGTGTGGTCAGCCATGGGCCACCTCCTTGCCCTTTGGCGTTTCCGGATGCACGAACAGCTCCACCCCACTGCGCAGCAGGTCGCGCTGGGTCTCGCGGAGCTTGGTTGGATCGAGGCCCAACTTGCGAGCGAGAGCCTCAGCAGCCCAGCGGGCGCCCATGGTGTTGCTGGCGGTGCGCTTGTCGCCGCGCACGGTGGCCACGTAGGTGCCGGTGGTGAAACGGGTGCGGATTTCAACGGGCATAACGGCGGCCTCCCTGGGCTTTCTTCGCGGAGACGTTGGCCATATAGCTGGCCCACTCGTTCTGCTTGATCTGCTGACGGATGCGGCTGCAGGACGCGTGCTTGCGAGTGGATCGGGCCTTGCCGCAGATATCGCAGAGGCTGGGCAGGTCTAGCCGTTGGCTGGCCATGGTCGGGCGAATGCGGGCTTTAGTGGACATTAGTCACCTCCTCCGCTGGCAAACGTGCCACATGTCGTGCGGTGCGCTGCAGCACCTCAATAGCCGTGCCGGCATCGTTGTACTTCTCGATGGCGCGGGCGGCTTTGCTGATCATCATTTCGCAGGCCTTGCGCACTTCGTCCGGTGTAGCGCAGCCGCACGCTCGGCAGTAGGCGGTCAACATGACCTCCGCTGCACCATCGGCTTCATCACGCGTGAGCATGACGCACCTCCTGGAACAGCCGCTCCCAATCCGAGCTGATGCGGCCGGCCTTGTTGCGGTTGCGGGCGGTGACGCTGGGTGTCTCGGCATAGCAGGCCTTGCAGACGCTGCCGAGGCCGTCCGACTTCGCGGCCTGGCGGTAGAAAAACTCGGTGTCGGCCGGCCAGGTGTCGCCGCATTTGCGGCAGAGCTTCTCCGGGACGTCGGCGATGGTGATCAGGTGCGGGTGGCAAGCTGGGTTATGCTGTGCCCCGCCTCCCTGGGTGTGATGTGCTTGCATGGTGCTTCTCCTTGTGTTGGTCAGGCCCTGGTGAGTTGCCGCTCACCGGGGCCTTCTTGTTTTCAGCGTGCGATCAGCAGGAACAGGTCCGGCAGGTGGTTGGCCGCGGTCAGCAGACCGGCCAGGCCGGTGCCGATCCAGCCGGTCATGGCCAGCCGGGCGCGCAGGCTGACGCCTGGCTCGTCATCGTCGTAGTGGTTCATCGCCGCCACCCTCACGCCTGGGCCACAACGGGCGGCACGCCCTGGTTGAGCATGTTTCGCACGCTCGCCGCCAGCTCGGTCGGGGCCAGCGACTTCACGTTTTTCACCGGCTGCGGCAGCAGCTTGGCTGCCTCTGGGAACAGGTCTTCGACTTGGCGGGAGGTGCGGCAGGCCAGGAGCACGTCCATCGCCTGGGCGCGGAACGCCACCGCCGCGTCGATCACAGCAGCAAGCTCGGAGCAGATCAGCAGAGCGACAGATTCCAGCGCCGGGTCGGTGATCAGTCGCATGTTATTCAGCCGCGGTACCGCACCGGTCGGGCACTTCAAGCCGATTACCCAGTGGCAGTGGTAGTGCTGACGCTCCAGGTAGCGGGCGACGCCCGCGAACCCAGGCGAGCCGAACACTTTGCTGACCAGTGCATTGCGTGCGTCATCGTTTCGGTGCTTGTAGATAGTCACCAGCTGCTGCTCGCTGGGGTCGTTGTCCTTGCGCGGTTGCATATAGGTCGGCTCGCAGCTTGCGGTCGCGGTGACCGCTCCTGCCTGAATCAGCTCGACCCAGTGCTTCTTGCTCAGGCCCGGGAGCGCCTCAACGGCGGCGATGTGCTTTGCCCAGAACTGCTGATTGAGCGCGGCCAGGTCTGCAGCGATACGCGGGCCGTGCTGTGCGATTGCCTTAAGGGTCAGCTTGTCGGCGACCTCGTCGCGCATTGCTTTGGTGATGGTGAAATGCTTTTGCATGGTGCTTCTCCTTGGGTTGGGTGTTGCTCAACCGATCAGGCGTTGCCGCGCCCGGTCGGGTCGGGGTTCTGGAACAGCCAGCACTTGACCGTGGTGCCACGCTGGCTGCATTGGTTACGGCGGTTGAAGGCCGCGCGCACGGCGCTGTCCACGCCCTTGTTGTGGGTGAGGTATTTGCGGGAACGGCTGTTGGGCAACAGGGTGCGCAGCGTGCCGATGTCGGCGATCTTCTGTTTGTGCTCGGCGGCGCGCTCGCAGAACTCGTTGAGGTTCACGGCGATCACGTCCGGCTTCTTCGAATGGTCCACCACCGGGTCTTCGCTCAGGCCCTGCAGGTAGTCGAAGGCCTCCCAGAACTCGGCCACTTCGGCCGGGTCGGCGTTGACGGCGGTCTGGCGAGCCAGCGCCATGGCCACCATCTCGCGCTGGGCGCCGGCGTGCTGCCGATCGGTGAGCGGAATGATCAGCCGCAGGCAGTCGACCAGGGCGAGCAGCTGCGCGTGGTTCTTGATGATTCGCTCGATGCGGATCTCTTTCAGCTCGCGCAGCGCCTGTTCGTGCACCTTCACCTGGGCGCGGAAGGTTTCCAGCACCTTGCCCTCGGCCCGGGCGGCCATCAGCAGGAAGTGGCTGACGTCCATCGCGCTCAGGTGGTTGAGGTTGTCCGCCGCAGCGCGGCTGGCGGCGGTTACCTCGGGGCGCACGAAGTGCAGCTTGACGATCCGGGTGAGGATCGCTTCGCTGGCCATCACCGTGGCGTTCTGGCTGAACACCAGCGCGCCACGGAAAGGCGGCGCATTGGTGTCGTTGCCGCTGTTCTTCACACCCGTCATACCGAGGCCGCGACCGTTGAACAGCGGTTTGAACTGGTCAAAGTCGAAACTCTTGGCAGCACCGCCATCGCTGTCGCTACGGTCGGCTTCCAGCATCACGACCGGCATGCCCGCTGTCTGGCTCAGCCAGCGACGCAGGCCTGCCTTCGAGATTTTCAGCGGGTCCTCGCCCTCCTCGTCCTGACGACCGAACAACTTCCAGAGGAACATCAGCAGCGTCGACTTGCCCGCGCCCGCCTCGCCGGTAACTTCCAGGAAGGGAAACGACTGGAACTCCGCCCGGATCTGCTCGGAGAACAGCGAGCCGAACCAGAACGCCAGCGCGACGATGCCCTGGGTGCCGAAACAGGTCCACAGCCAGTCGAGCCACTCGGCGCGGTAGCCCTCGTCGGTACGGGCGATTTCGAACTTGATCGACTTGTTCAGCGATTTCAGACGCAGCTGCTTGAACTCGAAGTAATCCTCCTTGTTCGCCTGCTCGAGCACGCCGCCGCGCACGGCCAGGTCTCCGAAAACGTACGTCCCGTGCTCTTTGCTAAAGCCAACGAAATCGATGGTCTGGACGGTTTTAAGCCCGTACAGCTGGTCCTTCATGATCTTGTCGAGCTGCGCGCCGGTACCGGTGAACACCGCGCCGGCGGCCATGCCCAAGAGGCGCTTCTTGAACTCGCTGGCCGCAGCCACCTGGCCGCCGGTGAAGGTGTTGCGCACGGTCGGCTCGTCGTGGGGGAAGTCCACGCGGAAGTAGTACCAGGACTCGTCCGTCACCTCGTTGCGCTGGAAATACAGCGCTTGCGGGTAGCAGTTGGCGATCTCCACCACCGCGCCGCACTGGCGCAGGGCCTTGTCGCGGCGCTGGCGGTCGTTGAGCAGCTGATCTTCCTGGCGCTCGGATTCCTCCAGGTGCTGCATGGCCTTGTTGAACTTCTCCAGGTCCATCTTGAACCAGTAGAGGCGGTTCTCGAACGCGAAGTGGAATTCGTGGCGCTCGCGCCATTCGTACATCAGCGCGCCCTTCTCCGCCGCGCTTTCGGCCAGCAGCAGGCTGCCGTGGTAGCGGGCCTCGCGCAGGTCGCGCTCGATCTGCTCCACGCGCTTGTCGTCGCCCTCGATAAAGGCCCAGCGCTGGTGAAGGTCGTTCCAGTCCACCTTGCGGTCGCGCTGCGGGATCTGCGCGGCCTCGCAGGTAAAGCCCAGCTCGCGGGCCATCTTTGCCCAGCGGCGGGTGTAGCGATGCGCGCCCGGCTCGTTATCCAGCGCCCAGACCAGGCGCGGCAGCTTGCGGCCGACCTCGGCGCGGGCCTTGACCAGCGCCTTGAGCGACTCGGCCGGGAAGGCGTTGCTGCTCATGGCCGATACGGCGTCGAGTTCATGGTGCAGCAGCGCGATGGCGTCGAAGATGCCCTCGACGATCCACAGCTCATCGACCTCGAGCAGGTCCACGCTCGGCGGGCACCACCAGTAGCCTTTCATGCTCTGGCCCGGGGCGAAGCGCGCCTTCTGCTTGCCGAAGCGGTGCGGGCGGTCGATCAGCCGCTCCCAATAGCCGCCCTTCTCCAGGGTGAACCGCACCGTGGCGCTGCCTTGGGCGAGTTCTCGGCTCCAGTAGTTCTCCTGGCTGTACCAGCCGCGGATCATGCCCAAGTCAAAGCCACGGGCGAACTGCAGGTAAGCATCAGCGCTGGCGGCCGGCGCCTGCTCGGTGCTCGGTGCGCGCTTGCTCCAGTCGTCGAACAGGTCGTCGAACAGCTCCTTCACGTGCCACTGCTCGCCGCACTTGCTCTCCCGGCCGCACTTGATGAACCAGGGCTGGTCGTAGCGCGAATACAGCTCCTTCTTGCCGCAGCTCGGGCAGGTGCCGCCGCGCATGTAGTCGGTACCAGCGCGGCGCTTGAGGCCGAAGTCACCCTCGAAACGGCGCAGCACCTCTTCGCGGATGTGGCGGTCCATGTCTTTCATTGGGCCGGCCCCCAGACGAAGGCTTGGATCTCGCTGTTCAGCACACGATGAACTTCGATGGTGATCACGTCGCTTTCCAGCAGTGCGCAGAGGTAACCACCAAGGCGGCAGACCATGCGGAATTTCTCGTCGTAGTCGCGTGACTCGACCAGCTCTGCCAGCTGCTGCTTAAACATGTAACGCATCGGATCGGCCGCCAGCGCTTCGCATGCCGGCATCAGTTGAGTGCTCATGCTTGCACCTCCTGGGCCTTCAAACGCTTCTGCAGCTCGCGGCGGGTGCGGTTGAGGCCGGCGATGTGCGGGTGGTCCTGGAGAATCTTCGGGCCGCGCAGTCCCTGGGGCGTGTAGCGGTACTTGTCGTCGTACCAGCAGGCAGCCATAAGCAGCTGAAACTGGACGGTCAGCCAGCGCAAATAGGCCTCGGCCTGGGTAGGGTTCAGCTGGATTTCAATGGAAACGTCTGTACTCATGGGGCCACCGTTCGGGCGCAACTTTCCCCTACCCGCGCAAAGGCGGGCATGGGCTTGGGTCAATTCAGGGGGTGATCAGTGAGTGGCTGCTGCAGCCAGCGGCGCCGCGGGCGGCTGCAGACGCGCCGGCAGGTGGCGCAGAGGGATTAATACCGCCTCGCCCGAAAAAAAATTGATCAGGGCGACGCGGGTTTCGTCTTCACCGGAGGCGTAATCGATGCCGATCACCGGGCGCTTGAGGCATTCCAGCTCGCCCATAGCCAAGGGCACCAGGCGGTCAGCCATGAATGCCGGTACCTCCAGCGAGTTGACCAGATAGCTGACGGCACGCTCGAAGAGGTGGCCATCGTCGGTCAGGTGCTCGCCCTGGTGGCGTTGCAGAAAGGTCAGCGCGGCGCGCTGCATGCTCGCCCGGTATTCCTGGGCGTCGTTGAGGGTCGTGACGTTCATGCGGTTGCTACCTCCGGTTCCATTTGGTCGAGCATGTCGAGCTGATCGGTTTTCGGTTTGCTGTCGCGCAGGGCCTGCATGCGCTGCACCGAAGGCGCAACCGGCAGCACCACACGTGGCTTATCCAGCCCGGATGGGCTGAGTGCGTAATCCCAGCTCAGCGAGCCGGTGTAGGTAGCGCCGCACGCCATGTTCATGCACTGCGCGTACATGGTCTTGTACGTCGGCGTCTGCGCCTCGCTGTTGCGGATGCGCATGCGCTCGCCGCAAGCCGGGCATAGGCATTTGTATCCGCCGTTATTGGCTACGCTCACTTCCCCTCCCCAAACCGCCAGCGCGGCTTACTTCTTAGTTCTGGCCTGGCTTCCGGGCCTTGTGCAGTAGGATTACCGCGTGTACTTCCGAATGCCGCGCCGCCATGTGCTGGCGGTGTGCGTCGAGAATGGCGCGCGCCTCCCCTTCGTCGATCTCACCGTTGCTCAGCGCCTCGGCGATGATCCGGTCCACTGCCCCGCGCTTGACGGCGGTTTTCATGCAGCGTTCGAACAGCTCGATGTTGTCCAGCTCGTCCGGGTTGGCGACCGGTACGAACAGCCCGCCATACAGCGCGGCGACGTAATCAGGGAAGTGCGTGGTACCGGCCTCCTGCTCGAGCATGTGAATCTGCTCGTCGCTCAGCGGGCGGCTGCCGGCGTTCTCGTAAAGGTGGTTGTCCAGCTTCTTGAGCGGCAGGCCCAGGCGTGCGGCAGCGCATTCGCGCCCGCCCGGGTAGTCGCACACCACAGCGCTCATCACTTGCCGGCGGGTGTCTAGAACGGTGCGCTTCATCTTCTGGTTTCTCGCTGGGGCGGTTGCCATTACTTTGAAATCACGGCGCCGATGTCGGTAGCGCGGCGGCCGTATTCATCGGGCAGGTCGGCGACAACGCCTTCCTTGATGCCCAGCAGCACAGCCGCGCGGTGGGATTCGCCACGGGTGCCCTTCTTCACACCGGAGAGCACCTGGTAGCAGGTGAACGGATCGAGGCCGTGCTCGCGGGCGAATTCCTGGACGGTCTTGCCTTGTTGGGCGAGCCATTCCTTCGCTTGTTTGGGGGTGCGTGTGGCTGGCATCATTCAAAACCATTCAAATGCGTTCAATGTGGCGACAGATTACCACTCAATTGAATGGTGTCAACGGGAATTTCTATCCATATGAGTGGTCTTGGCGAACGACTGCGCGAAGAAAGGAAGCGACTGGGCCTCTCACAAGCGGATTTCGGTGCGCTCGGCGGCGTGAAAGCGAACGCCCAGGGCAAGTACGAAGCCGATGAGCGGAGCCCCGACGCGGCATATCTGTCAGGTCTGTCAGCAGCAGGCGTGGACGTGCTTTACCTGCTCACCGGCCAGCGCACGCCGGTGACGGCTGACGGCCTGGCAGAGGATGAGAGCGAGGTGCTGAACCACTATCGCTCGATGCCGGATGCCGACCGGGCCGCGGTGCGGCGGTTGACCACGGCGTTGGCGGAGTCGGCCGGGCGGTATCGAGTCAATCAAAGCTGATCGAACTTGCTTCGATAAGGGAGAGGTACATGCAGGACGCTGTCATCTTCGCCGCCCTGGTAGCCATGAGCGGCTGGTTCGCCGGCACGATCAATCCATCTGTGGTCGGCCTCGCTGGCAAGCCCCGGATACGTGTTTTCTGGCTCGGGCTGGCGGTGACCTTCGTGCTATTGACGATTGGCGGCATGCTGGATGCCAAAAGCGGTACCGACGACGTCGCCGCGATCTTCGGATTGCTCGGTGTGTTGGTCGGCATTGGCTGGCCGATTTGGGCCGTTGTTGGTCTTCTCCGCGGACGCGCAACACAAGAGCCGCCAGCAACGAGCCCGGATACTCGGCCCCTCGCACCGCAGCGGCGTACCCCAGACATCACCGCCAAACCCAGCCGCGCAATGCGTACGGGTTGGAGCTTGGGAACTGTGGCGTTCATCTACGAAGACGCTGACGGAGACATTACCCATCGCACCGTCACCATCCACTCGGTCAATTCGACGTACCTGAAAGGTGAATGCCATGACCGCGTCGCAGAGCGAACCTTCCGGTTGGATCGCATCGTTGGTGATGTGGTGAACCTGGAGACGGGCGAGATCCTCCGTGCGCAGAGCCTGGCTCACCATTTCGCCTGACATATCCAAGGGCAAACGACCCCGCATTGCTCACGCCTCAAGGAGATCCAATGAGTGCATCACCGATCGACCTGGATGACCGCCCCCGCGACTTCGGCGACCGCCTGCTCGAGGAGCGCAAGCGCCTCGGCCTACAGGTGCACGAACTGGCCCACCTCGCCGGCCAGACCGACTACATGCAGAAGCGCTTCGAGAACGGCACCTCGGTGATGCCGATCGACTACCTGCAGGCGCTGGCCGCCCACAGCGAAGTTGATGTGTTCTACATCATCACCGGAATCCGCAGCCACTGACATCACCCACACAAGGACGTACCCATGTGCAAGATTCTGCTCGGCCTTCTGCTAGCCAGCCCGCTCGCTCTCGCCGCTCCGCCCAAGCTGATCAGCGCCGAGGAGTTCGGTGCCGATTGGCCTTTCATTACCGAGGAAATGCACCTGCAGTGCCTACCCGGCAATGCCGTGGTGGTGACCGATCCGGAGACGGGGCGTATGTATGGCGTGAACGGGGCGGCTACAGGTAGAGCAAAGCAGTTTGGACTTCAATCCATCGATGTAGCGTGGCGTGACGACCCAGCGCTCCCTGGCGCGAAAGTCGGACTCGGCAGAATTATTCAACTCGGAATAACCTTGTGCAAGTAACTGCGGTGGCACGAAAAGTCGGCGCGACGAAGCGATGGCGCCCCAACAATAACAGCAGCATTTAAAATGGCCGGCTTTGACAAACTAAGCTTCTACGAGCGCCAACATTTCCATGAGCTTGAAATCAAGGAGAAGATTTCAGCTCGCGCGCAAATTGCTTTCGCTGCAATATTCGCCACAGCTACTGTTTCAGTATATATACTTCGCGTGCTTGACTTTTCTTCTAATACCGCAGTATTCGGGATGATCCTGCCACTTATGGCAGGTCATATAGTAGGTCTACTCATAGCCACTAGGCATGCGATCCATGCGTTTTGGGGAAACTGGTTCGCCTCTATGCCCACCGCAACAGAAATACACGATTATGAACACGCGCTCCATGATTACAACTCTGAGCTCGCACAGTACAACATGAACAACCCCGGCCATCACATCGAACCAACCGACGTAGAAAACGCCTTATTAGCTTTCGTAATTGATAAATACAGAATCTGTGCGACGCACAACGCCAAGGTAAATAAGTTAAGGACGGAAAATATCCACAGATGTATTCGATGGCTGATTTACTCCTGCTTTCCTCTTTTCTTTTCTGCAGCACTATTCGTAATATTTGACATGGACGCGTCTTCACCAAGAAAAAGCATAAAGATTAACGATGACGCGATAGCCACTGAGCTTTATAACTTAAACAAAACAGCAGGTGAGAAATTGAAAGATGAAAAAAAATGATGACGATGCAAAAAAAGAAGCCAAGCCAACTCCTCCAACCCCGCCCAAAGCACCACCAACACGTTTGATCTGTGAAGATTATCAAGTCAAAGATAAGCCGGTGATTTATGAGCAAAAAACCACAAAATGATAAACCACAAACTCCCAGCAAACCGCTGCCTCCGAGGGTACCTACCCCTCCGAGTGTGGTTTTCAGCCGGGACGACAGGCCGACTACCAAGCGTGGGTAATTTTGGTGGAGAGCTTTTCTAGAGTGATAGGTGGGTGCTCAGCGGCCACCGATCACGTATCCAAGCAAACTCCTCCGGCGGCGAGCTGGTGACCACATACACTCGCCGCTGCTCCCCCTCCCCCAGTACCAGGCAGTCCAGGGCGAAGCCCGGCTCGACGTCGAACCAGTGTGATACGCGCTCGGCGTCCTTCTCCATAAAGCGCTGCACCAGGCCGTAGGCCTTGATTGGCTGGTACTTGGCCCAACCGCCCCGCTCTACCGTTTCCAGCCGTGCCCAGCCGCCTTGCGGGCCTTGGCCTGGCTCTTCGCGCCGTCGGCCCCACTTGACCCAGCCCAGGGACTCGCCGCCCTCGAGCATGACGGGGATCGCCGCCTTGGGGCTGGGGAAATAGACCTTGTAGCTGCGCTCCGCGTCGCGCGCCTCAACTCCACCGCACATGGGCACCTCGTCGTGTTGTTCGCCTGGTCAGTTGACCGTCTTTGCGGTCATAGGTTTACTGTATGCACATACAGTATGAGCCAAGCGCTATGACCACCCATTACAAGCCCGCCGCACGTTACGAGGTCGTCCGCCTTGCGGATGGTGCGGCTGTGGGTGCGATAAATCAGGGCGTGTTCACCTGGGCAACGCATGATCGCAATGGCACTACGCCTTACAGCGGGCGACTGTGTCGGCTCGACGGGGTGCTGACGCTCCTGGCTCACGGCGGCGCGGTGATGGGCACGTTAGCGGCGGATCTGACGCTGGATGCAGATGGCGGGCCGTTCCAACTGCGGCAGGTGCCCCGTGCCGCCGCGCGCCAGTCAATGGATGACCCGGACGTCTACCGTGCCTGGCGCGATTGTGCAACCTGGCTAACCGAGGCGGGCAACGACAAGGGCCGGCTGTTGTGGTTGAGCGTTAGGGCGGCGGCTTTCGATCCGTGTCCGGTGTGTGATGATCACTACGGCCTGGCCGAGGGCTGCCCTGGCTGTGATGGCTTGGGGTTCGTGCCGGAGGTGTGAGCGCTTCGCGCCCCTGTGCGTTTTGTTGACGCGTTGGCAAACTGCCATCCCTCATATACTGTACGGACATACAGTATTCAGCGTATGGAGTTCGCGCATGTTGTCGAGTCAGAAGGAAGTCCACCAAGCGGTCCAGGAAGTGCCTCAATTGGTCGAGACCATCAGTGAAACTGAGCGGGCGCTGCTGCGCTGGTACCGGCAATGCACGCCAACGGACAGGGCACATGTGATCCGCTTCGTATCGGTACTGGCCGAAACCCAGAAACACTGAAGGCGCCGAAAGGCGCCTTTTTCATGCGCGTGCTACATGCACATCGGCGCCTCGCCCTGCTCGCCCCATTCCTCGTCGATCTGCTCCCAGGCCGAGCGCTGCGGCTCTGCCGGTACCGGCGCCGGCTCGGTCACGCGTTCGCTTGCTGTATCCGCTTCCATTCCCGCTCCACGGCGCGCTGGGCGCTGGCTTTGCTGGCGTACAGGTGCAGCAGCCGTTTGGGGCTGGTCTGGTCGCCTTCGGTGAGTTTCTTCTGGTCGCCGCTCTTCTCGTCTCGGTACCAGGCCAGCACGCCGGTGTAGTTGCCGGCTTCGGCCAGGTCCGCGACGTCGTCGGCGTCCGGCAACTTCGATTCCAGTTCCAGGGCGGTTGTGTAGCTGTCTGGCGTGAAGCTGTGCCGCACGTTGGCACCGAGCCAGACCACGGCGTCGATGTCCGCCTTTACGCCGATCAGGCTGTAGGTGAGTTCGGGGATCAGCTCCGGTCGGCCACGGGCCAGGGTGTAGCTGAGCGTGGCGGTGCCGCGCTGCAGGCGGGACCATTCGGCACGGGCGGCGCGCAGGGCGGCCTCCTGGTCGGTGTAGGTGTGGCGCAGGTCCTTGAGGTTGTCGCCGCCGCCAGCGATCGCTTCCTTCTTCTCCGCGCTGTTGAGCTCGTAGTAATAGGCGCGCGCGCCGCTGTAGCTGTCGCGGTCGGCCTGCAGGTAGCGGTGGCCGTCGCCATCGGCACGGGTGAGCGTGATGTGCGGCAGCGTGGCGCCGCTGGCGGTGATGCTCTTGCCGGCCGGCATGAACAGCAGGCGCCCCGCCTTGATGCTGGCGATGGCGTCGAACTGCTGGCCGAGGCGGCTGAGCAGGTTGGCGTCGGATTCGTTGGCCTGGTCGACCTGGGCGAGCTGGATGACCGATAGCGCGGCGCTGATCACCGGGCTCAGGCCGTAGGCAGCAGCCACGGTCTGGACGATGGCGCCGAGGGTTTGCCCACTCCAGCTGCGCTCCTTCTTCGATTTGAGCCCCTCGCGCAGGTCGGCGCTGCGGGCGCGGATGTTGAGCACGTCCGGCGCGCCGCTGTGCTCGACCTCGTCCACGGTGTAGCTGCCCTTGTCCACCAGGCCGGTGTCGTGCCAGCCGAGCCACAGGCGCACCACGGCGCCACGCGGCGGGATGGCCAGGACGCCGTCGTGGTCGCTGAGGCTGATGCTGAGCTGGTCGGCCTCCATGCCGCGGTTGTCGGTCAGCTCGATGCTGATGAGCCGCTGCTCGATGGCGCTGGTGATGTCCTGCCCGTTGACCACCACGCGGCAGATGGGCTGCGGGTAGGCGGTGGCGTCGCGGTACTGGTCCGCTGCCTGGCTGAGCAGGCCCTTGCCCTGGGCGATGATGGCGTCGATCAAAACAGCAGCCTCCGCAGGATGTTGCCCGCTGTGCTGATGGCGCTGCCGAGCAGATCCACCCGGCCGTCATCGATGCGTTTGAGCGTGAGGGTGAACTCGATACGGCGGGCCTGGCCGTCGCGGAAGAACAGCGTGCGCGTCTCGCTCAAGGATTCGATGATCCAGGTGCCGTAGATCTTCCCGGTGCCCTCCACCAGCGGCCAGGCCTTGCCGGTGTCGGCCATGGTGCGCAGCGTGTCGAGGCTGAGCTGGGTGCCGGCCAGCGCGGGCAACAGCACGCCAGGCAGCGTGATGCTGTCATCACCGCGGCCGAGGTACTGGCGGGCCGGGTTGGTGCCGATGCGCGAGGTGCTGCCGTGCCGCCATTCGGTCTGGCGCTGGAACTCCTGGTAGGCCAGGGTCTCCAGGCTGAACACGAACATGCCGAGGGCCATCATCATGGTCCGTTACTCCTGGTAATCAGTCCTGGTCAAAAAGGGATGAACGGGCACGGGCGCCTTTCTCGCGCTCGAAGCGTTCGAATTCCGCGCGCACAGCGCGGGCGATAGCGACTGGGTCAGCACCCGGCACTGCCTGAATGTTGAAGTTGTAGACATTGCCTCCGGCTGCAGAAGGCGCTGCAGGAGCACGCGCGGCAAGCGGTGGGCGCGTATCGAACGCCACCGGCTCTGCTGCCGCGGGCATGGCCCCGACCGCGGCGCTCAGGCCGATCGCACCTGCCGCGGTCAGGCGCTTGGCGGTATCGGTGAGCTGCGACAGCGGGCCGCGCTCGCCCGCTTGCAGGCCCTGGGCGAGGCCAGCCATGGTGAAGCCGCCCAGCTCGGCGAACACACGCGACGGCGAGTGGATGCCGAGCTTGTCCTTGAACCAGCCAATGCTGCTGTCCGCCGCGCCAACCACGGCGCCCTTGACCGCGCCGGCCGCGTTCTTGATGCCGTTCGCCAGCCCCTGCATCAGCATGCCGCCGAAGTCGGTGAACTTCGCCGGCAGATCCACGCCCAGGTAACCGAGAACGCCGGCAAAGGCGCGGTAGAACAGGCCTAAGGGACTGAAGTTGACGATGGTGGCGGCGATGCCGGCGAGGCCTCCGGAGAAGCCGGTTTTGATCTCAGCCCAAAGGCCGAGGAAGTACGGCCCCACCCTGTCCCAGTTGCGGTAGATGAGGTACGCGCCGCCGGCGATGGCAGTGATGGCCAGGCCGATGGGGTTCATCATCAGCGCGCGCCCGATAAACAGGATGCCCTTACCTACCAGCGGCAGTGCGGTCTTGCCCAGGTTGAACAGCGTGCTGGCCAGCCCGACGCCCTTGATGCCGAACAGCGTCATGCCGTAGCGCACCATGGCGAAGGGGCCGAGGATGCTGGCGATCGCCAGGGTGAGTCCGCCCATGCCTGCCATGAGAATGGCCACGCCTGCTGCCGTTTTGACGAGGTTGGCGGCCAGCTTAGGGTTCTCTGCGATCCAGCCCTTCACCCCGCCGATGATGCCGGTGAGCGTCTGGGTGATCTCGCGCATGGGGCCGTTCTGCTGCTCCTGCAGCTGGATGCCAAGATCTTCCCAGGCGCTGCCCATGGCCGAGAGATCACCGCGCAGGTTGTCGGCCATCGTCTTAGCCGTGGCGCTGGCCTCGCCCTCGGTGTTCTTGAGGGTGCTGACGAACTCCTGCAGCGCGCCGGTACCCGCCTGCTTGACCAGCACCTGCAGGCCCGCGACCGCCTCCTCACCCGCGATGTGCTTGAGCAGGCCGGCACGGTCGGCGTCGCCCATGTTCTTGGTTTTCTCGTAGATCTCCTGCAGCACGGTGGGTACGTCGCGCAGGTTGCCCTGGGCATCCTTGGCGCTGATGCCGAGCTTGTCCAGGGCGTCAGCGGCTGCTTTAGGCGGCGCGCTCAGGCGGTTGAGGATGGCGCGCAGCGCGGTACCGCCCATGCTTCCCTGGATGCCCGCATCGCCGAGCTTGCCGGCCATGGCGGCAACGGTTTCGAGATCCTGCCCCACGGATGCGGCGACGGGCGCGGCGTATTTCATCGTCTCGCCGAGCATCTGCAGGTTGACGTTGGAACGGGTGAAGGTGCCCACCAGGACGTCACCCAGGCGCCCGGTTTCGCTCGCCTGCAGGTTGAAGCCGGTGAGGATGTTGGAGGCGATGTCCGCCGTATCAGCCAGCCCGCTGTCGCCAGCTTTGGCCAGATCGAGCATGCCGGGCATAGCCGCCTGGATGGATTCGGCCTTAAATCCGGCCATGGCCAGGAAGCCCTGGGCGTCGGCAGCCTGCCCCGCGGTGAACTGAGTATTGGCCCCAAGCTGGCGAGCCTGCTCGCGTAGCGCGGCCATATCTTCGGACGCTGCATCCAGGCGGGTCAGCGACTGCACCTTGCTCATGGCCGCGTCGAATTCCAGCCCGGGCGCCATGACCTTCGCGCCGGCATACAGAATGCCGCTGCCGGTGGCCAGCCCCCCGGCGCCGGTGGCGGCCATGCTGCCGGCCAGCTGCTGGGTGCGCTCGTATTGGGCCTTGGCCTGGCCGAGGCGCTTCTGCTGGGTGGTGAGCTGCTTGAGGCGCTGTTCCTGCTGCGCCAGGGTCTTGTTGGTGCCCTCGACCCGCTGGCGCAATTCGCGCTCATGCTGCCCGAGGTTGCGGGTGCTGATGCCCGCCTCGCCCAGCTTACCGCGCAGCCCCTGCAGCTCCCGCTGCTGCTCGTTGTGTTTTTGCTTGAGGGCGTGGCCCTGGCGGACCGCGCTCTGGAATTCACGCGTCAGCGCCCGGGTGGGCGTTGCGGTGGCAGCCATCTCGCGGGACAGCGCCTTGACGCGCTCGCGGTTGGCCTGCATAGCGCTGCCGGTTTGGTCGGCTGCGCCCTTGAGGTTGCGGAATGAACTGACGTCCTTCTGCAGGGCCTGCAGGCCCTTGAGTTCGCCGCGGGTGTCCTTGAGGGCACGGCCCAGGCCAACCGCGCCCCCGGCGATGTTGCGGAAGGGGCGCGACGCGTTGTCCAGCGCCTGGAGGTTGACCTTGAGGTTCAGATCACGCGCCATGCGTGCGCTCCCATCGTTCGATGGCGCGCTCGCGCCAGTCCATCAGTTCATGTAGCGGCATGACGTTCATCTGCTCCGGCCCCCAGTGGAACACCAGCGCGATGTCCGCCATCACGTCGTCTACGCTTCGAGGTAGACGGTCGTTTTTTGCAAAAAACCGGCAATGGCATCCGCGCAGCCCAGCAGGTCGGCCACGTCCAGGGCACCGACTTCCTGCTCGGTGAGGCTCGGCTGGCTGATGCGCGGCACCAGGCGAATCGTCGCGTTGACGTCGCCGTTGATCAGGTCCGCCAGCTTGAGGCCGCGCAGCTCACCGGCCGCCGGCTTACGCAGGGTGATTTCGGTGATGGTGTTCTTTTCGCCACGCTTGATTGGCTGCTCGAGGACGATGGGGTCGCTGTGCGTCGGTTTGCTCATGTGGTTGCTCCTTGGGTTGATTCAGGAGCGCCGGCGCTGGCCGGCGCCGGGATTACAGGCCGATGGCCTTGCGGTGTTCGGCGAGCATGTCCTTGCCGTTCACCTTGAAGACAAAGTTGAGCAGGTCGATCTCGATCTCCTCGTTGCCATCCACGCTGAGCTTGTAATAGGTGCAGGTGGTGGTGATGGAGTGCTCGGTGTCTTCGCCGGCCTCAGCATCGCCAAAATCGATCTCCTCGTGCCGGCCACGCACGACCACCTCGACGGCGCTGACTTCGCCGGTGTCGTCACGCTGAATCGATCCAGCCCAGCGCAGCATCACGCCGTCGGCCTTCACCGCGCCGAACTGGCGAAGAACAGAGAGGCCCCAGCCGCCGATAGTCCATTCAATTTGCAGGCCGTCGTCGGAGTGGCCCATGTCCACCTTGACCGGACCGTCCATGCCGGCGCCGCGCCACGCTTCCATCTTTCGCGCCAGTTTCGGGAGGGTGACGGACCCGCACTGGCCTACAAAGCTCTCGCCGTCGTTGAAAAGGTTTTGGTGTTTCAGTTTCTTGGGCAGGGCCATGGTTGGGCTCTCCTACGGCGCGGCCGTGGCCGCGCGGGTCAATGGGGTCAGGCGGTGATGCTGGCGGCGAAGTCGACCAGGTAGCGGTCGGTGATGCGCTGGCGCAGCAGCAGGTTTTCCAGCGGCGGCACGGGCGTGTAGTCGTAGTCCAGGAACAGCTTGCCGGCCTTGAGGGTGTCCTTGTCGTTGGCCGCCTCATCGAACCAGCACTGCCCGTCGATGATGTAGCCGCCACGCTTGAGCTCGCGGAACTTGGCGTTGATGCCCTCGACGATGTCGCGCACCAGGCTGCCATGCATGGGCTTGTCCACCGCCCAGAAGTGCCCCTCGGCCATGGTGTCTGCGAGCACCTGGGCGGTGCGGGTGTAGTTTTCGAAGGCAAACAGCGGGTCGGCCGAACAGGTGCGCGAGCCCCAGAAGCGGAAGCCGTCGCGGCGGATCAGGGTGGTGACTTCGTCGGCGTTGAGCAGGCCGGCGTCGGTGGCGGGGTTCTGCAGGTCGAAGTAGATGTCCTTGGACAGGCCCGAAACGCCGTTGACCGGCACGTTGGAGAGGGTCTTGTGCCAGCCGACCTGCTCGTCCAGCTTGGCGCGCAGGCCCAGGGCGCGCGCGATGGCACTGGCCGGTGCGTTGGCGTTCGCGGTGGTGTCCCAAGAGACGAAGTCCGGCCAGATGAGCATCAGCTCGCGCGCGCCGAAGCCGGCGCGGTAGGCCAGGGCCTCGGATACCGTCTCGCAGCCGTAGGCGTTGGCATAGGCGAAGCCGCGCAGCTGCTCGGCGATGGCGACCAGCTCGGTGGTGACCGGCAGCGAATCCAGCCCCGGCACGCCGAGGATGCGCGGTTTGACGCCGAGCTGGGCCTCGGCCGCCAGCAGGGCCTTCATGCCCAGGTATTCGCCGGTGTTGCTCACGCCACCGATGATGTTGCTGTTGGTCGCGGCCTCGTCGGCGCCCTCTTCCACCCGCACCACGACGGTGACGGGGCTGGCCTGGTCGGCGATGGCATCCAGGCTGCGCGCCAAGGTGCCCATCTCGCCGGCCTTGCCGGAGGCAGTCAGCACATCGGTGAGCAGCACGGGCTTGTTGAGCGGGAATGCGGTGGCGTCGGCATCGGATGCGGTGCAGACCATGCCCACCACGGCGGTAGAAACGGTGCGAATGGGGCGCGTGCCCTCGTTGATTTCGAGGACGCGGACGCCGTGATGGTAATCGGTCGACATGCGGGAGGCTCCTGCGGGGCGTATGCCTGATCAGTGAGCCTTGAGGGTGACGCGCGCGCGCAAGAGGCGCACGCGGCGGGCTGTGTAGCGGTGGGGGTTACAGGGCGGAGATACAATCGCTCCAACCAATAGGGGTCGCTAAATGAAGAAATGCCTAATCACCATCATCACTGTCGTCTTGATCGCAGCGGCTTTCGTCGCTCTTGGGGCTTCTACGGAAAATCCAATGTTGGGCTTCGGTTTGGTACTCACCATGGCCGCTGGGATGGTGACCATTGGCCTGGCCGTAAGCGGCAGGGTCACGGCGATGCGGACGCAGTTCGAGCCAACCGAAGAGCCGGAGCAAAAGGAATCACACACGTTCACTCATCTTCATCGGATGATGGGCGTTGATAGCCAGTCCTCCGAAACACTTAGGTTAGTCCGGGATCTTGCAGCATCAGTCGAAGCACTAGAGCAGAAAGTGCTTAGCTTGGAGTTCGACAGGCGGATGATTAAAACCAACTTGCGGATCTGCTTCGACAACATCAGATACCACGAAGAGATAACGCTCCCTCAAGCGTTGGCCGCCTCGTGGGGCGGAACGGTGCTAAGCACGGTCGTTGGGCTAACCGGTGCGGTGATCGCAGCTTTTCCACAAAGCGCGTTCGAGTATGCCCGGTCGGCCTATGTCTGGACCGCTTCCCTTTTCTAACCAGTCAAGGTTGAGACTGAGCGTTACCAACACCGGCTACTGCCGCCTCGATCGCGGCGATGGTCTGCTCGGCCAGCTGCTGCGCCTGCTCAACCTCGCCGGCGGCCATCAGCATGCGGATCTGATCCTTGGCGGCCAGGCGGGTTTCGCGGATTACGTACAGCGCCTCGGTGTATGCCGCGGCCTCGGCCAGGATGCTGTCCGCTGCCTGCTGCGCGGTGCGGCCGTTGATGGCCCAGGCGGCGACGGTGCGTGGTACTGCATCGGCCGGATAGCCGGCTTCGGCGAAGGCCTGCGCCTCGATGCGGGCGCGGTCGTATTCGACGGCGCGCAGCGGGTCGCCGGCAACGCGGGCGCGGGCGGCATCGGCAGCGGCGTCGATGCTTATGCAAAGCTCCTCCGCGTCTGGTGAAAGGGAGGCCGGCGCGGTGAACGTCTCACCGTCCCATAGCCATCCTGGACCACAACCGCGAGCCTGACCGACTGGCTGCCAACATAGCAAAGGATGAAAGCGACCGGCTGGGTCGATGTCCGTGATTTCGGCCACGGTGCCGTTTTCGATTCGTGCCCACATAGCCATTACCACCTGATCACTACGATACCAGGGCCACCAGCACCGCCGGCGCCCGCCAAAATTGATCCGCTGCCGCCACCGCCAACGCCACCTGCCAAGCCAGGCTGAGACGTAGATGTCGTGCGCCCTCTGCCTCCGCCACCGAACAAACTTGAACCGCCGGCGCCGCTTACAACCACCCCGGCACCTACCCCGCTGGCTTTAGCAATACCGCCTTGTCCTTCGATATTTACGTCGCCGCCAATACCGACACCGCCAGCGCCGGCACCTGCCGTGATAGCTCCATCCCCACCTGTGGCCGAGCAGTACGATCCAAAGGAAGAGCTTCCACCAGATCCGGCAATGACGCCGCTGCTGGCGGGCGCTCCGCCCGCTCCGACTGTAACCGCGACAGAAGAAACCCCGTTCAGGGCAGCGCGCCGGATAGCAGCGCCGCCGGCGCCTCCCCCACTACCGCTGTCGGAGTCATTACGCGCCCCAGCGCCACCTCCTCCGCATACCGTGACCTCTGGAACTCGACGTCCGCTGCGCAGCACCGCTGGCACGTTGAACGTATGGCTTCCAGGTGTCGTGTACGCCACTAGCCCGCTGGTGAGGCTGCCTGGAAGTTGCGCCTGCCCCACGCACCACCACTTTCCACTTCCGTCGCTGCGCAGCCGCAGATAGTCGCCTGCGAATAGCAGCTCCGTCGTGGCTTGCCCCGCGGCCTCAGCGGTTGTGTCGAGCATGATCTTGTCGGTGCCGTTGGCTGCGATCACCAGTGCGTTGCTGGTCACATCCACGCGGCGCAGAACCACCTCACGCACGCCAAGGGCTGCATTGGCAGCCGGCAGAGTGAAGGTTCGCGCTCCGCCGCTGGCGTCGAGCAGCACTAGGCCGAGCTGTGCCGCGGTGATGCCGACCGTGGCAGAAAGCGTGACGACGGGACCGCGCAGTTGGTACTGCGTGTGCGGGTCGGCGGCGGCCAAGTGGTTGACGATCAGCAAGTCCGCATAAGCCCGCGTCGCCAGCACCACGCTCGGGTCAATCTTCAGCTGGATGCTCTGCGTGCTGCTCACGAGGATGTTGAGGCGCACCACCTGGGTGCGGCCGCTGCCCTGGGCTAGTTCGGGCTTGAAGGTCGGCGGGCAATTGGCGACTGCGACCAGATCCCCAGCTTCATCGTATAGGCCGATCTCGCGGATCCACCAACCACCGATGTCTTCTGGGATGACCTGCTCGGCAATGATGATTGCGCTGTTGTTCGGATCGATGCTGAGTTGATTGAGCGCGGCGCGCCGACGCTCGTTGATCAGGGCCGTCTGGGTGCGGCTGGGCATCGGCTCGGCGCCGTTGGCATCGCCCACGCCGAGCTGGGTGATGTTCCAGGGCACGCCCAGGGCGGTGGCGTTGGCCAGCTTGGCCTCACCGACGGCGGTGAGCATGGCCATGTATTGCGAGTTCTGGTCTGCCATATCAGCGGATGTCCATGGTGTCGATGACGTGTTCGCGCGCGCCCCAGGCCAGCGTGCCGCCGACCTCGATGTCACGCGCTGCGGGTGGGTAGACGGTGAGTTCGTCGCCGGTGGTGAGCGCAGCACCGATGTGGGCGGTGCCGGTGACGTCCAGGCCAATCGCCAGGCCAACCAGGTGGCGGCTGACGGGCTTGGCGTCGTCGATCAGCCAGGTGAGTTCCTGGTACATCTCTTCGGTGATGCCGGTGTCCAGCACGCCGACCAGCAGGCGGAAGGTGCCGGGTGTACCCAGCGGGGCCTCCTCCCACCACTCGCGCACCTCGATCAGGTAGCCAAGCGGCTCGACAACGCGGCGCAGCGCGCCGATGGTGCCCTTGTGCGCGTGGATGAAGTAGGCAGCCTTGATGGCGGCGCGCTTGGCACGCTCGGGCCAGGCGCTGGACCAGCGATCGACAGAAAACGCCCAGGCGAGGTACGGCAGCAGCTCCACCGGGCAGGTGTCCGGATTCCAGAGGTCGCGCAGCGGTACCGGCACGCGTTCGATCTGCGCGAGGGCTTGGGCGGCTAGGCGCTCCAGCTCAGTGGCGTTGGGTGGCAGCAGGCTCAGGCTCGGCATCAAGCCTCCGCCACCGTGACGGTGAAGCCGGTGCAGTACGGTGCCTGGGTTTCAGTGGCGACCACGTCGACCCAGCCGGGCAGCTCGACACGCTTGACGCCCTCGATGTGCAGGGCAGCGTCCAGGGCAGAACGGTTGACCTCCAGCCCCAGGCGGCGGCGCTGGTTGACCAGGGCGAGCCCGCGGGCCTCGGCGGCGGCGCGGATGGGCTCGGCCTCGGGGCCGACGGTGTTGAGGTAGAGCACGGCGTTGACGCTGTAGGGCAGCACCTCCGCGCCCTGCACGGTGAGTCTGTCGGCGACCGGGCGGCGGTCCTCGTCACTGAGGTAGGCATCCACCGCGGCGAGCAGCTGGGCACCGGTACTTCCATCGCCCAGTGCGCTCTGCACGGTGACGATGACCTCGGCCGGGCTGGGGCTGATGCAGGAGGCATCGGCCACACGACCATCGGCGCTGCGGGCGTGGAAGATGTAGGCATTGCGCGGGCCGGCGGTGCTGAGCCCTTCCATGGCCATCTGAATGCGCTCGCGCAGGGGCTCGTCCTCTTCCTCTACCGCCGCTACTGGCGGCACGGCGCTGGGGTTGGCCGGGGTGACGATCAGGCGGGCCACGTTGAAGCGCGCACCGATCTGCTCTAGGTCCGCGCCCTTGGCGAACGGCAACATGACGGCCAGTGCGGCTTCGTTGACGCGCTGCCGCCAGAGGGTTTCGCGGTAGGCATTTTCTTGCAGCAACTTGGTGAGCGGCTCGGATTCCAGCGCCAGGGTGGCGGCGACCTCGGCCTGCTTGTCGGCTGGCCAGAGGCTGATGGCGAAGGCCTTGCGCTCGGCGAGGATGGCTTCGAAGTCGATCGGATCGACCACGTCGGGCGTCGGCAGCTGGGCCAGATCGATGGGTGTAAAAGTGCTCATGCGGCGGCTCCCAGGTTGAGCGGCACGCGCAGGCTGAGCGGCTCGTTGCTGTCGGTGCGGCTGCCTTCCACGTCCAGGTAGGCCTGGCCGGGCTGCTCGCCGAGGCTGAGCTGCACGCGGCTCAGGCGAATGCGCGGCTCCCAGCGCATCAGTGCCATGGCCACGGCGGCGTAGGCCTGCAGGCGGGTGGCGTCATTGAAGGGGGCGTCGATCAGGTCCGGCAGCAGGCTGCCGTATTCGCGGCGCATGACGCGGCTGCCGATGGGCGTGGTGAGCACGTCAGCGATGGATTGAGCCAGATGCGCAGCGCCGGTGATGGCGCGGCCGGTGGTGGCGGCGAGACCGATCATTGCGGTGCTCCCGTGGTGCTCGGGCCGCTTTGCACTCCGCCATGCTTGTGCGTGACCAGGCTGATTCCGGATGCGACCACGTCTTCGCTAACGGTTACGGTGCCGGTGATGGCCACGTCGCCGAGGATGGTTACGCCACCCGGTGCGGTGAGCTGGGCCTTGCCGCCAGCGGGTAGCGTGGCGCTCAGCGTGTGGCTGTCGTGGTCGTAATCGATCACAGCCCCGTCCGGGTATTTCCGGCGGCGCACGGTGGCGCTATTCGACGGCGCCGGACGTTGCTGTGAGTAGAGCCCGACCAGGGCAACGCCCAGGGCCGGTTCGCCGCTTGGACTGAAAAGAATGCACTGCTCGCCGACCGTCGGCGGATCCCAGTCGCTGCTGCTGCCGGCGCGCAGGGCGAGCCAGGGCAGGTTCGGCACGCGGAGCCCTCCGGTGCTGACGGTGCAGCGCGCAGCCTGATGGTCCACCGCGGCGATGGTGCCGAGGCGGATCAGGTTTTCGAGGCGGCGCAGGAGGTCGGTGATATTCATGGCCCCATGCTGGCGGTCGCGCGCGCGGGGTGCATTGGGCGGGTCGTGTAGCGTTTGCCGTTACAGGAATCAGCGCACCAGGTGCGCGATGAGCTGGTCGCGGATCAGCTGCAGATCGGCATCGCTGAAGCCGAGCACCTCGCGGCGCTGGTATTGGATATCGGGCGAGTTGCGGCCCGGTTTGTCACGCAGGCCGTACTGGTGAATCCGTGCCAGACGCGAGACGCGGCCGGCGAAGCCGATGGCGATCGAGCTGGCATCGCTCTGCAAACGCAGATAACGGGCGGTGCGCAGCTTGGCGAACATCTTGCGCTGTTTGATGCGCCCTGCCTTGGCGCGTAGCTCCTGCCGCGGCTTGCGTGGGGCGTAGGGCGTGCCGTCTGGATTGCGCTGGGCGGCGATGCGCTGCTGCTGGCTGCGGCGCAGTTCGCGAGCGATGACCTGGGTGGTTTTGCGACGCTCGGCCGGCTGCAGCTGATTGAGCAGCGCGCCGGCCCAGTCCTCGAGGGCGCGCAGGTCGTCAGCCATTGCCGCCCCACTCGGCGAGCAGCTCGCCGTCTGGCGTTTCTAGGCGCATGGCCGGTACCAGGAACAGTTCGTCATCGACCACCGGCTCGGCCGGATGGTTGACCTGCAGGGAGCCATCGGCCTGGCGCTTGACGATCACGCGCTCGGTGAGTAGCAGAGTAATGGAGAGGTCCACCTTCTTGTTGTCGAGGATGTCCGCCTCGAACTTGATGGCGTCCTTGCCCCGCTCCTGGTTCTCCATCAGCTCGCGCTGGTTGACCAGCACCCAGGCGAACAGGGGGATGGCGACGGCATCCGGATGGCCGGCGAAGTCGGTGAGGATGAGGTTGAGCGTGTAGCTGTATTCGAACGACAGGCCCGGCGCGGCGGTGCTGCGCATGCTGCCGTTGTCGACAAACACCAGCAGGCGGTCGGGGTTGCGCTTGAGCTCGGGGATGGCCGCGGTGAGGTGCGCGCGCAGGGACTCGGGCTTGTTCATGGCTGCTGGGCTCGGGCGTTGTGGTCCACGACCCCGTCGACCTTGGCGGCGCATTCGCCCCAGGCGCCCATGAGGTAGTCGCTGTCGTCGCTCAGCTCGCCGTTACTGGTTGGAGCTGCCGGATCCAGCGTGCAGCGCGTCACGACCGGACAGCCACTGACGGTAACCTGCGGCTCCGGTGATGGCGGGACGTTGGTGCAGGCGGCGAGCAGCATCAGGCAGAGGCTGAGCAGCCCAAGTCGCATGGGTTGGGTCTTCACGGCGGCGTTCCTTCTTCTTGAGCTGGTCGGTGGCCTGGGCCTGGCGCAGGTCGCTGAGGGTTTTCTGTAGGGCGAGCTGGTCGAGGCGCTGCGCTGCCACTTCGCCGGTGAGGCGGGTGATGGTGGCGGCCTGGTTGGCGTTGCGTTGCTGGGCGGTTTGCAGGCGGTCGGCGGCGAGATCGGCGCGGGCGTTTGCGGCGTCGATCCACTGAGCCTGGATGTTCAAGGCCACCAGCAGCGCAACGACCAGCCCCGCTACGCCAAGCCAAACTTTCCAGCTTGTCATGCCGCCTGCTCCTGGGCGTGCTCTGCGGCGAACTGGGCATAGGCCCGGGCGAGCTTCACGTCATAGAGGTTGCGGGCGTAGGCCGGGCCGTTGTAGCGCTTGGCGAACTCGGCCCATTTGCGGCCCTTGAGCGCCTTGTGCAGCGCGGGGTCGGTTTCGATGAAGGTGACGAAGGCGTCGAGCTGGGCGGCTTCGCTGAGTGCCATGGTGTCGGCGAAGTGCTGGGCGTCCTGGTAGCCGAGGCGCTGCCAGTGGTAGCCCATGATCTGGAACAGACCCCAGCTGGCGGACTCCAGCGCGGCGGCGTAGTGGATCTGCGCTGCCTGGGCCAGGCGCTGATGCTCGGCAGTGCCGCCGATGTAGCCGCCTGCCTTGCGGTTGACCAGGGCGGGCTGCTTGGCGGCCAGTGCATCGGCCTCCGCTTCGCTCAGGCCGTTGGCCTGCAGGCGGGCGTGCATGACGTGGCGCTCGAACAGGATCACCGGGCGGCCGTTGCTGGCAAAGCCCTCGCCGCGGCTTTCCACCTGGTTGACGGCCATGACGCTGGCCAGCGGCACGCCGAGGCGGTCGGCGGCCTGCTGCAGGTCCTTACGTTTGAGCAGCTTGGAGGTGTCGCGGCCGGCGAGCGCGGCCAGGGTCTTGGGCCCTGCAACGCCATCGTCCACCAGGCCGACGCGGCGCTGGAACGCGGCGACGGCGCGCTCGGTCTGCTCGCCGAAGTCGCCGTCCACTTCGATAGCGAAGCCGGCCAGCTTGAGCGCGGCCTGCAGGTTGCGCACGGCGAGGCCGCGGGAGCCGATGGTCAGTATCTCGTTCATACGCCCGCCACCTTGCGCTCGAACAGGCGCTTGGCGCCGGCGCGGACGCCCTCAGCGCCGATCAGGCCGATGATGCCGCCGAAGAACGGGGCGTATTCCTGCGGAATGCCGAACAGTGCTAGACCGTTGCTGGCAGCGAGGGTGATGAGGCCGCAGACCACGGACTCGATGGCGATTCGCCGCAGCGAGCCGCCGCCCAGCATCAGCCGCGAGCCGGCGATCGCAGCCGACAGGCCTGCCGCATACAGGATCGGATAATTCTCCTGGAGCCACGTGGCGAGCCAGGCCATTTCGGGACGGTCATGCATTCGCTTCATTCCACTGTCCGCTGGGCGTGAGGGTGTTGATGTGCTGGACCACTTCGCCCAGCTGGGCCGGGCTGTAGCGTTGCGGCATGGGGAAACCCAGCGCCGCGGCGCAGAACTCGCTGCAGAACCAGCGCCGCCGGCTGTGCAGGCCGACCGGCAGCAGTTGGCTGCCGAACAGGCCGAGGAAGTCGTAGCCCCTGCCTTGGTTGAGGCAGAACACATGGAATATCTGGCGGCGATCCGCCCAGGGCAGCGGGATCAGGTCCCAGTGCTCGAGGTCGAGCACGATGCGCTTGGCTCGCACGCCGCCGTCCATGGCCGAGGCGGAGAGCCAGCGGCCATCGGGCAGAACCAGTTCGCAGTGGCTGTACTTGGAGCGCGTCCAGAGACGGATCACGCGGTTGAACAGCGTGCCGCGGCCCTTGTAGAGGGCGAGGTAAATCAGTCCCATAGGTTCACCATTTGGCGTTGTTCGGCGCGGACGGCCTGTTCCGGCAGCTGGACCAGCGTGCCGTGGGGGATGACCGGGCCGAGGTCGGCCAAGCCGGGGTTTGCATCGAGCACCTGCTCGACCACGCCGGCGGTGCGCCCGTAGTGCCGCCAGCAGATGGCGTCGACGGTGTCGCCCTGCTGGGCGCGCAGGCTGGCCATCAGATGAGTTCCACAGTGGTGTGCACGCGGCCGAGGATGCTGCGCATCGCCCATCGGGCGTCGCGGCGGTAATCGTCGACGGTCGGGGTGAGTGCATCGGCGCGCTCGGCACCGTCACCGGTGGCGCTGTAGTCGCGCATGCGCTCGGCCAGCTCGGCGCCTGCGCTGCAGTAGATGGCGCGGCGGTAGAGGTGCAGCAGCTGGCTTTCGCCCTGGATCTCATCCGCTGGCACATCGGCCAGACTGGGGTGGCCGGCGGCGAGCTGCTGGGCCTTCCAGGGTTTGAGTTCGCGGTTGACTTCGATTATCGCGTTGACGGCTGCGACCTCGAGGCGGGCATCGGTGACGCTGCCGTCGAGGCGCAGGGATTCGCGCATGTGCTGGCCGTCCAGATCCGGAAACCAGCCGTCATTGGTGATGGGGTGCGCCTCTTGGCTGCCCCCTGTTCCGGTGAATGCGCTCATAAATTCTGCCCTGGTTCGGCGGTGGTCGGGGCGTCACGACAAGGCAAGGAGAAACCTGTCGATCAGCCCCGAGCCGCCGAGTGCGTGGGGGACGCTCAGTTAGCGGGTGGCTCGCCGGTACCGGGTTCGGTTGGCTTGCTTTCCGCGTGTTTCTTGAGGAGGCGCTCGACGCGCTCCAGATCCTTTTTGCCGCCGCAGTTGCTGTGCAGGTCGATGGCACGGGCCAGGTGGACGCGTGCTTCTTCCATGCCTTCAGCGTTCGGCGCCGCTTCGTCCAGCTCGGCCAGATAGGCCTTGCCCAGGGCGAGGTGCAGTTTGGCGCGGGCTTCGTCCGGCATGTCGTGAGCGGCGGTGATGTCTGCGGCCAGCGACAGGACGAAACGGTCAAACGGTGCGCCGGCCTTCTGCTGCTTAAGGGCAGCATTGGCCACTTCTTCAGCCAGCAGGCAGCCAGTGGTACGCGCGAAGCGGTCCGGCATCTTGAGGCTGTGCTCGAGCACGTAACGGCCGATGGCCAGCGCGCCGGCGAAGTCGCCCGCGTCGATGGACCAGACCATAAGCGTGGTGAGCACATCGTCCTGGGCGCCGTTGCCGGCAGCCAGCACGCCTTCGATGTAGGGCTGATAGGCCGGGATGAGCAGGCGCTTGAGCTCAGCCTTGCCCTGCTCCGACTGCACCTGCTTGAGGCGCAGACGGTCCTGGTTGAGTTGCAGCAGCTGCTGTTCGTAAGCGGTAGCCCCGGCCATGGACATGGCCGGGGCTACCTCAGCTGCCTGCAGGGCTGCGCGTTTGCGCAGCTGGTTGCGTTGGGCTGGGCTGAGCATGGCTTACACCGCCTCGATGTTTTCGACCAGGGCGACCAGACCGAAGTCCTCGATCACGTAGGCATCGTTGCTCGACTGGTAGTCGGCAATGCGGTCGTACTCCGGCTCGTCCTTCACGTGACGGCGGCGCGCGCCTTCCTGGAAGTAGATCGAGAGGTTGCTCAGCGTGGTGACCAGCACGGTACCGGCCGGGAAGAACGGCGCGTCGACGATCGGCAGGCCACCGAGGCGGGCCTTGGTGACGATCTGGTCGGCGGCATTCTCTTCCTGGTTGGAAGCGGCGCCCTTCTCGACTGCGGCGAGGAGCTTGTCGTGCAGCAAGTCGCGGGAAACCATGACCACCAGGTTCGGGTGGCTACGGTGCCACGGGTCGAGCATCTGCACTGCGTCGAACACCACGCCGTCGAGGGTCTTGTAGTCGCCAGTCGCGCCCACGGTCACCTTGCCGGATGCGTCGACGACTTCGTCGAGCACGCGGTCAGCCGCGCCGGTGCGGATCTTCTGCAGCCAGCCGATGTTGACGTCCTGCAGCAGCGGGTTGGCGGCGATGTCGGAGGTGGCAGCGGCACTGGTGCCGTTGAAGCCGATCATGATCCGATCGAGCGCTTGGCGCTCGGTAATGGAGCCGGACAGGCGCACCTGGAAGTCCGGGAACTTGGCCCAGGCATCGATCAGCGCGTAATGGAACGCGCTATCGAAGTTGGTCTGCTTGCAGCTGTAGGTGTCCTTGGTCAGGTCGCTGCGGTCAGCCGGATTGCGGCGGCCACCGGACTTGGTGTTGGTGCGGCTGGCGATCGGGCCGTTGACGCCCAGCAGCAGCGCTTCGCCTTCCTGCTGCTCGACGCCGATAATGTTGATGCTCTTGAGCAGGCCGCTGGCTTCCTGGATGGCGGTTTCCAGCTTCTGCTGCACGGTCGGGGTGACGTTGAATTTCTCGGTGGCGTTGTCCACGCCGTTGAGCTTGGCCACCTGCTGCAGGTAGCCGTTGAACAGTTTGCGGGTTTCGTTACGCATGGGGTGCTCCGGCGTCGGTCAGTATTGGGTGAGGACTTGCTGGCTGTTGCCGTGAACCGGCGGGCGCTGCTGCTGGTTGTGGTCCTGGGTCTGGCCGAGCTTGGTGGTCAGATCCGCCACGGTTACCTCGAGCTTGGTGACCTTCTCGCCCAGCGCGGTGGACTCGGTGCGGAACGCATCCAGACTGGTCTGCTGCTTTTCGGCGAAATCGACCAGGGAGGTCACGGCTTCGCCCAGCTCGCTGAATTGGCCCTCGGTTTCCTTGCCCTTGGTGAACAGGGCCTTGACGCGGGCGGCGAGGTCCTTGAAGGCACCGGGCTGGTCCGTGATCTCTTCGAATTCAAGAACCTCAACCTGTTCTGCTGCGGTGAAGAGGTTTTCGGGGTTGGATTTGCGGCCTGTCAACGTGCCGTGCTGGGCGCTGAACTGCAGGGCTTCGGTGCCCAGGCTTGCAGGGTTATCGGTGAGTGCCACGCCAACCAGATAGGCCTTTCCAGTGTCGGCAAACTTCGGGGAGACCTCGGCGGAGGTGTAAATCTTCTGGCCCTTCTTATTGAGCGCGATACCCGCATCATTGGGCTCGAACTGCGCAAGGAGCGCCATTTTCTTCTTGCCGCCGAGTTCGACCTCTTCGGATTTCAGCGCGACCACGTCGCCGTATGAGCCGAATGGCGACTCCGGCAGCACGCTCTTGATGTGTTCGCAATTGACGCGGGCACCGTAGAGGTTCCGGTCGTAGTTGCTGGCCATATCCTCGATCCACTGGCGTTCGATAGTGCGGCCGTCAGTAGTGGCGCCTTCGAGCGCGATGCGGAAGAACTTGGAGCGGAATTTCTTGGCGGGGGTGGTGGTGCCGGCCATGCGGTCTGTCCTCAGTCGGTAGCTGCTGGGTGCAGTTGCTGTGAGGGCATGGTCGGCAGCCCGCGCATTGCGGGCAATTCGCGCGCCCTGTACTGGCTGGACGTACAGGGCGCGGGAGTAACGGCTCGCGCGCGTGAGCGGCAGCATCGGCGCCATGAATGCACCTGCCGAACTCCCCGCTCAACGCGACAACCGCCGCCAGGCCAAGTTTTTGTACTGGACGGGTTGGCGCATCACGGATATCGCCGACTACCTGGACGAGAAGGAAAAGACCGTCCACAGCTGGAAGGCCCGCGACGAGTGGGACCGGGCGGACAACGTGGAGCGGATCGGCGGCGCCTTGGAAGCGCGCCTGGTGCAGCTGATCCTGAAAGACGGCAAGAGCGGCGGCGATTTCAAGGAAATCGACCTGCTGCACCGCCAGCTGGAGCGACAGGCGCGAATCGAGCGATTCAAGGGCGGCGGCACCGAGGCGGAGCTCAATCCGAACCTGGACAAGCGCAACGCCGGGCCGAAGAAGGCGCCGAAGCGCAACGAGTTTGCCGAGGAGCATATCGAGCAGCTCGAGGAGGCGTTCCGCGACGGGTGCTTCGGCTATCAGCTGGACTGGTACCGGGCGGGCAACCAGCGTACCCGGGCGATTCTCAAGTCACGCCAGATTGGCGCCACGTTCTATTTCGCCCGTGAGGCGCTGATCGATGCGCTGGTGACGGGGCGCAATCAGATCTTCCTGTCTGCGTCGAAGAATCAGGCGCACATCTTCAAGGCGTACATCCAGGCGTTCGCCCGCGAGGTGTGCCAAGTGGAGCTCACCGGCGACCCGATCATTCTGAGCAATGGCGCGGAGCTGCACTTCCTCGGTACCAATGCGCGGACGGCGCAGGGCTACCACGGCAATTTCTACTTCGACGAATTCTTCTGGACGTTCAAGTTCAACGAGCTGAACAAGGTCGCCAGCGGCATGGCGATGCAGAAGCAATACCGCCGCACCTATTTCTCGACGCCCTCCTCGATGGCGCATGAGGCCTATTCGTTCTGGACGGGTGAGCGCTTCAACAAGGGCAAGCCGGCGGCGCAGCGGATCAGCATCGATGTTTCGCATGACGCGCTGCAGCAGGGGCGGCTTTGCGAGGACCGGATCTGGCGGCAGATCGTGACCATCCTAGATGCCGAGCAGCGCGGCTGCGATCTGTTCGACATCGAGGAGCTGCGCCTGGAGTACAGCGCGGAGGCCTACGCGAACCTGCTGATGTGCCAGTTCGTCGACGACGGGGCCTCGATCTTCCCACTGGCGGTGCTGCAGCCGTGCATGGTGGATAGCTGGATCGAGTGGAACGAGGACTACAAGCCGTTCGCCGATCGGCCGTTTGGCGATCGCCAGGTGTGGGTGGGCTATGACCCAGCCGAAACCGGCGACAGTGCCGGCCTGGTTGTGGTGGCTCCGCCGCTGGTACCGGGCGGGAAGTTCCGCGTGCTTGAGCGCCATCAGTTCCGAGGAATGGACTTCGCCGCGCAGGCCGAGGCGATCCGCCGGGTGACGCTGCGCTATTGGGTGTCCTACATCGGTATCGACATGACGGGCATGGGCTCGGGCGTGGCGCAGCTGGTGAAGCAGTTCTTCCCGAACCTGACCACCTTCAGCTACTCGCCGGAGGTGAAGACGCGCCTGGTGCTGAAGGCTTACGACGTGATCCACAAGGGCCGGCTGGAATTCGACGCCGGCTGGACGGACCTCGCCTCCTCGCTAATGGCGATCCGCAAAACCACTACGGCCAGCGGCCGGCAGATGACCTACACCGCCGGCCGCACCGATGAAACCGGCCACGCCGATCTGGCCTGGGCGCTGTTCCACGCCCTGCACAACGAGCCGCTCGAGGGCATGACCGCCCAGAACACCAGCTTTATGGAGATTTACTGATGACCACTGACATTGCCGCCGCCCCTGCTCCCGGTATTGAGGCTTTCACTTTCGGCGACCCGATGCCGGTGCTCGACGGGCGCGAGCTGCTCGACTATCTGGAATGCTGGCTCAACGGCCGCTGGTACGAACCGCCCCTGTCGCTGGATGGGCTGGCGAAGTCGACCAGGGCGAGCGTGTTCCTGCAGAGCGGGTTGAACTTCAAGCGCAACATGCTCGAGCGCACATTTATCCCGCATCGCCTGCTGAGCCGGCAGGCGTTCGGGCAGTTCGCCCTGGACTGGCTCTGGTGCGGCAACGCGTACCTGGAGCGGCGGCAGAACATGCTCGGCCAGCCGCTGAGCCTGCAGCCAACGCTGGCCAAGTACATGCGCCGCGGTGCGGATCTGGAGACGTACTACCAGGTGCGCGGGTGGCGCGATGAGCATGAATTCAAGGCCGGGACGATCTGCCATCTGCGCGAGGCGGATATCAACCAGGAGGTGTATGGCCTGCCGGAGTGGTTGTCGGCGCTGCAATCGGCGCTGCTGAACGAGTCGGCCACCCTGTTCCGCCGCCGTTACTACCAGAACGGCAGCCATGCCGGTTTCATCATGTACATGACCGACGCGGCGCAGAAGGAAGAGGACGTCGACGCGCTGCGCCAGGCGCTGAAATCGGCCAAGGGGCCGGGCAACTTCCGCAATCTGTTCATGTACGCGCCGGGCGGCAAGAAGGACGGCATCCAGCTGCTGCCGGTGAGCGAAGTGGCGGCCAAGGATGAGTTCGGGTCGATCAAGAACATCAGCCGCGACGACCTGCTCGCCGCGCTGCGGATCCCGCCGCAGTTGATGGGCATCGTGCCGCAGAACGCTGGGGGCTTCGGCTCACTGCGCGAGGCCGCCGAGGTGTGGGAGGTCAACGAACTGGAGCCGATCCAGGCAAGGCTGGCTCAGGTGAACGACTGGCTGGGTGAGGAAGTCATCCGGTTCAAACCGTTCGAACTGCCCGCGAAGAACTGA